GTAAACAAAAGCATACTTCTAATATCAATTATGCTAGTGCTGTTTCTAAGATTGCTAACTCAGTAGACTTGTACAATAGGGACTATGACAAGTTATGCAATTGGAGGGATACCAAAGTAACTGACGAACAAGTGGCAATGCTGTTTGCAAATACAATCGCTAAACGTAAATCAGAGTCTACTACAGTTATTAAAGAGGCATTGAAGGAAGAAGGTGTAGAACTAAAACAGTTAATCAATGTTAAATTGAATGACTTTCTTATGCACCAATACGGCAAGGAAAAAGAGTCATTAGGTGGGACGCTGTATGCAGTATACAATGCACTTACCCATTGGAGTACGCATACCGATAGTAGTTGGGAACGTACCAACACTAAAGGTGAAACTGTCACAGCGTATACTTCTAGAAATGGTAGCAATGTAGGATCAGTGCAGATTGAAAGAGAGAACAAGGTGCGTACTTGCTTGGATTCTGATCATTGGAATGAACTACAGTTGGTTGCTTAATGTCTGATAAAGTTTTATTAAATGCTCACAATGACATTCAAAATATATACAAGAGTGTCATTGTGCTTATTGAAGATGACAGTGAGAGAAATATAATCCATTGTCTATTTCAAGATTTGTCAGATAAACTCATGGATAATGTAAAATTGTCAGACCAAAAATTGTCAGACTAAAATGCTAATTGCAATATTCTTTCATTTCTGGAGCATCTTCGCCACGCTGTTAATAGTTGGGGGAGATGCCCAAACTCTGGTTGCCGTACTTGGAATGCTCTTAATATCTTTTTTATTTATGGTATTGATTTCTTTTCATATTTATAATAGTGTATACAGCAATAGTAATTTTAACAATTTTAAAGGAAGGAAAAAACAAAATGACTATGTATTTAAGAAACCAAATAAGAGAACTCTCTCAATTAATACTAAACGCTCAAAAGATCAAAGGCGATAATAAGAGCAATCCAATTCATACAACGGCAGGTATGAATGCTCAAGATGATCTAGATAATTCAATGTTGTTATTAATTGAGGATTTGCAGACGTTAAGAAAAAACATGATAGGAGAGGAGAGCAGAATTCAGAGTAATCTCTGGCAAGTAAATTGCTATCTACAAGATGCAGTAAAACAGAATAACAAATGTATGAATTCACACATTGCTAAATGGGAGAATGCAAAGGAAGGAGTGAAAAATGCATAGATTAAAGAATGAAAAAATATTAGATTTAACACTGTATGAAATTATGGATATTGTAGATAATAACCCAAATATAAAAGTAGATATAGTGGATAATTTATATTATGCATTATTAGATAATTGCGTTGATAATCCAAATAAGATAATAGAGAAGGAAGGGAAAAATGCCTAAATTTATATCTAAAAAACATTTAGAAATATGTAATAATCTTAGTTATGATCTGGGTTTTAATCAGACTATTGAACCAGAACTATTCAAATATTTACCAAATACATTCTTTGAAATTGTGTTTAGTATGCCACATGGAGGAGATGATCACGTTAGAACTAGAATTTCTTTTCCAATTACTAAAGAATTAAGAAAGAAATTTCCTAAACAAAAAGGCTACCATTTCGAACTAAACATGGATCTAACTTGGGAGGATTATGAAAGTTTGAATGAATGGGATAGTTTCACGCAGATATTATTAACACACGAACTAGAACAAGAAGAAATGAGGTTGAACCAATGAGTAGAGCATATCCTATTTGGAATGATGTAACTGCTTGTATATATAACGGTAGTAAATCATACGGAGTAAAGAATGATGGCGTTGTTAATATTAAAGTGGGAACTAGTAAAAACTATTCTTATATGTTTATTCAGCATAGAACAACAGTAAAAGAAATAGATAAACATACGTTAGAATATAGGTTTTTTGTAGATGGTAAATTACTAAAAAGGGCACAGTTTAACAAGAAAACTAAGATATATTTTGATAATTTACCTATTAATAATCATCAACAATTAATGGGGGAATAGATGCTTGATTTTATTATTGCCGTTCAAAAGATAGTTTTTATTATAGTATGTATAGTAATTTTATTAATCATTTTAGGGTAGAGGAAAATATGAACACACAACTAAAAGACTTACAGATGCAAATAGACAAGGAATTAAAACAGAAAAAAATGCTTAATAAATTCAATCAAGACTTTCAAAAGTTGGTATTGGATAAAGGCAAGACTTACAAAGGTTATGCCCAATATTATAAAACATTGTTTATTCTTTGGGTTGTAATTGCTTCACAAATGGCAATTATTATACTGTTTCTTACTGATATTCTTTAATTAAAAATATAAATACCGTTGCTGTATGTAGGTTTATACTCAACGGTATTTTTACATTTAACTTAAATACGCACTTAATTCATAACTAATTGATATTATTGGGTTTGTAACTGGGTTGAATGACACGCCCAGCCACAGTTAAACCTTGCATTTTTAAAGAGTTAAACCAGAACTTGTCAGCCCCCATTTATGCGTATGTACACATTAGACACAATAAAAAAATATATAAGGCAGTTAAACCAGAATATGAGCAAGTTTGCAATCTAAGTATATTATTAATGTATGTACATAGATATATACTGTAATGGGTACGCATGGGTCACGGGGGGTACCCACGTATGCGTATGCAATCACGATAATAAATTTGGTAAAAAGGGGGTTTAAACCAGTTGCTGTCCATGGCTGTACCTAAGTAAGACCGGTTGCTGTCTATAAGTAGTACCTATATATACACCCCCCAAAGGCTTACCTTTTATTATACACCCCATATGCACATCTGTCAAGTTTTTTCTTGACAAAGTGTGTATATACAGTATAATTATATAATAAGGCATAAACTTCGTTCAGGTCTCACCAATTACACACAGGGATGAACTAGGGGACAGCAACCGTTTATGCTTCTTTCCAACTTAACACAGCAACAGAAATGAATCAAGGATTACTAAAAGAAAAATCCAGAGAGTTAACCAAGAAACAACAATCGTTCTTAACAGAATTATTTAAGTGTGGTGGTAATATTACAAAGGCACTAGAACTATCTGGTTATAAGCCATCTTCTAGACAGCACGTATTACAGTCTCTCAAGGATGAGATTATCGAACAGGCAAAGGTAGAACTTGCAGCACACTCGGTTACAGCAATCAATCGTGTAGTCGAGGGTATGAATGATATAGGTGAACACCCTAGAGCAGAGTTGCGATTGAAGGCTGCACAGACACTTCTCGACAGGGTCGGTCTGGGCAAACAGGAGAAGATTGATGTAGAAGGTAAGTTACTTCACGGTGTGGTATTAATGCCTGCCAAGAAGGAGATGCCAGTTGTAAACGTGGAGGATTGATTATGGACGAACAAGAAAAAGCATTTGAAAAATACAATAGAAGAAAAGCTGCAGAAGCAATGGGTAATCTAGAGGCTGAGATTCAAGAGCAAGACCCTTTTTATAGAAGACAGCTAGAGAGAAGAGAAGATAGAAAATTAAGAAATAGACTTGATATGGATAATATACCAATACCAGAAGAAGAAAGAGAATTTCAAGTAAAGAGAAAGAAGAAAAAAAAGAAGAATCTAGTTGTACGTAGTGAAGTTACACGCTACCAGCCTAAGAAAGACAGTAACAAAGCATACGCACAAAGTCCTAGATCAGTAAAAACAAGACCAGCATGAGCATAGCTTGTTTGGTATTAGATTTCGTAACTAGGAAGTATTACACAATTGACGAACTGCAGAAGATACAAGAAGAGAGAAGAAAGAAACACGCTAAGGAAATAGCAAAGAAAGAAAAGAAAAATAATAATAAGAAAAAATAGGGGAAATAAGAGGGAGGATATGAAGGAATGGTTGATCCGGTCACGGCACTGGCTACAGCAACAGCAGCCTTTAACGTCATTAAGAAAGGCTTTTCAGTGGGTAAGGATATCGAAAGCATGTATGGAGATGTTGGTCGATGGATGGGTGCGTGCTCAGATATCGGACAGGCTCAAAAGATGTCGCAAAAACCTCCGCTATTTAAAAAGATATTTGCGGGTGCGTCTATTGAAGAGGAGGCGTTAAATGCTTTTGCAGCTAAGAAAAAAGCTCAAAAGATGGAGAATGAACTTAGGAATTTCATTAACTTATCGCATGGGCCGAATGCATGGAATGAACTTTTGCAAATGCAAGGAAAAATCAGAAAACAAAGACAAGAGATGATTTATAAACAACAAGAGAGACAGAGAAAGATGTTGGAAATATCTTCGTTGACTGTGGTAGGATTACTAGCAGCAGCTATGATGGTGTGGATAGCCTCAGCAGTGGCTAGTAAAGTAAAAGCACACGAACTCTGTGGAGAGTTTCAAACGGGCTACGCCATCTGTATGAATGAAGGATACGACCAAGCACATGCCAGTATGTTTAACAAGAGGTTTCCTAAACACGAAAGATACATAAGTTGTAAGCTAACACAATATAGACCATACAACAGCAACGGTATGAAAGGCATGCAGTGTAGATACAGATTTCCTAATCAGGACAGTTTTACTATTGTTACCTATGAGGGTATGTGCCCTGAACAGTTGACATGTACGGTGAGCAATTGAAAAGAACAACATCAACCATACCATTTGGGTATGAACTATCAGAGGACGGAAAAGAATATATTCCTGTAGATAAGGAATTAGAATTATTAGAAAAGGCGTTTACATTCGCAAACAGCTGTGGGCCTGCAAAAGCTGCAAGGTGGCTAAGTACAGCATCCGGTAGGAGAATATCAAACCCCGGTCTTACAAAGCGAATGAAAATAGGTGTACACTTAGACAGATGACAGAAGAACAGAAACCAAAAAGAGGTAGACCTCCCAAAAAAGAGGGAGAACCAAAAACGAGTTATAACTGGTCTATGAAGATGAAGGCCAGATTGGCCACTCAAAGACAGCTTTCCGAAAAGAAACGAAGAGCTGAAAGATTGACGAAGCAAGCTAAGAATGCCAGAAGAAAATCTAAAGAGGCACAACAAGCTGCTGTCAAAGTGGACAATGCTCTAAAGGGAAGACAGAAGTCCGTAAGTGTAATCACTGACGAGGACTTAAAGAAGGTGCCTCAAGCTGTACGTGAGCATTTACAGCACCACGATGTAGTATTCAGAGCCAACGAAGGCCCTCAAACTACATTCCTTGAGTCACCTGAAAGAGATGTCTTATACGGAGGAGCAGCAGGAGGGGGAAAATCCTATGCATTATTAGCAGATGTACTGCGAGATGCATCAAATCCCAACCATAGAGGGTTGCTGTTGAGAAGAACACTAGCTGAATTGACCGAATTGATAGACAAAAGCAAGCAACTCTATCCAAAAGCGTTCCCCGGAGCTGTATTTAAAGAGGCAAAGTCCATCTGGCAGTTCCCATCAGGTGCTAGAGTATGGTTTTCATACGTAGATGATGACCGAGATGTGACTAGATACCAAGGACAAGCGTTCAATTGGATAGGAATAGACGAGATTACGAACTACCCCACACCATACGTGTGGAATTACCTACGTTCTAGACTTAGAACTACTGATCCAGAACTAGGAATGTACATGAGATGTACAGCAAACCCCGGAGGAGTAGGGGGTTGGTGGGTAAAAAAGATGTATTTAGACCCTAATCCACCAGATAGTCCATTTTGGGCTAGGGATTTTGACACTGGTAAGGTTTTGAAGTACCCAGTGAACCACCCAAAGGCCGATGAACCGTTATTTTTACGTAAATTCGTGCCTGCAAGGTTGACAGACAACCCATATCTGTTTGAAGACGGTCAATATGAGGCGATGTTGATGTCTCTACCGGAAATAGAGAGAAAAAGGTTGTTAGAAGGTGACTGGGACGTAGCAGATGGCTCTGCTTTCACTGAATTCAGCCGTGAGACACACGTTGTAGAGCCTTTTGAGGTGCCATCGGGTTGGACTAGGATAAGATCAGGCGATTATGGCTATTCTTCACCGTCTTGTATCTTATGGGGAGCCATAGATTGGGACAATAACATATGGATATACAGAGAATTATACGTAAAAGGATATACAGGAGAGAGGTTAGGAGATTTGATAGTACAAATGGAAAGAGAAGACCCACCGATGCAGCAAACAACGCTGGATTCTTCCTGTTGGAACAGAACAGGCCTAGGGCCTTCTATTGCAGAGACTATGGTAAGGAGAGGAGCACGATGGACACCAGCAGACAGGAACAGAATTGCAGGAAAGATAGAAGTACACAGGAGATTAGCCTGTGACGATCACGGTAATGCTAGGGTTCGCTTTTTTTCTACGTGCAACAATACAATCAGGACTCTACCTACACTACCCATATCTAAAACCAATCCTGAAGATGTGGATACGAAAGCTGAAGACCATGCTTACGATGCGTTGAGGTATATGATGATGAGTAGGACTCTGATGAACGTGCATTCTCCACATAGGATGACTAAGCACACACAACAATATGAACCACAAGATCAAGTATTTGGATATTAATAAATGGTAAAAGAATTTGAAATAGGAGCAGGAGATCAGGATTTAGGTAACAGGCCTATAAGGGAAACTTTTAAAGATTTAAAAAGCAGACCTAGTTTTAAATTAACTGTCAAAAGATTAGATTTACAAAAATTTGATTTAAAAGATGGTCGTAAAGGTATTTCTTTATTAGATTTAACTCCTAATGAAATATTAAAAAGCCCTTCTATTTTAGAAAAAGTATTAATAGAAAGAAATAGCGAAATACAAAAGTTAGAAAGAGAAAGAATAGAAAGAAAAAAAGTTAAACAACCTTTTTTATTTTCTATATTAAGAGATTTAGATCAAGCCATAAACACAGCTAAAATTCAAAAAGGACAAAAACTATCTCCTGTTCAAAACCTTTTAAAACAAAAAATAGGAGGGGATCAATTTGAGATTCTTACAAAAAAATCAGGTGTTGGTAAAAATAAACAATATTTTTTTCCTGCTAATTACTATAATAAAGTAACAAAAGCTATATCTACTTTATCAGGAGAAGCAAAAAATATAGCAACAGTAGTTTATTTAGGAGGTTTTAGAAGAAAAGATTTAGCTAAATTTAAAATAGAAAATCTAGATTTTGAAACAGGAATTATTTATAAAACAAAAACTAAAACAGGTTTAGTAAATGGTGTTCTTACTCCTCCCATGTTGGATATTGTAAAAAAACAAATAGGAGACAGGAAGAGTGGACTTGTTTTTAATAATATGAAAGCTGCAGAAAAAACTGTAAATGCTACTCTTAAAAAGTTTTTTCCAGAAAAAATAAAAGTGCAAAGTCCTTTTCAAGATTCTCCATCTTTACAAGCTGTTACTTTTCAAAGTTTAAGACATGCTAATGAAGATTTATACAATCAAGAAGGAATAGCTGGAGAAGATAAACACAGAAAAATAGTTACTCTTCGTGCTTTAAGCGATAGTTTTAAAGGAGGAGCAAGTTACGGAGAGGCAGAAGTGCAATCTGGAGTGGCTAAAGACATGGGCTCTAGAATGAATGCTAAATTAGGGGGCTACGATGGTAGGCTATCTCCTGCAGATTTACTTAAAACTATAGGATATGCAGACAGTGATATTTCTGAAGAAACTAGAAAAATTATAGTTAATCAAGGAGATTTAACAAAAACAAAATACGTTAATTATTTAAAACAAGCACATCCCGGTTTTTTTGAAAAACTACCTCCCGGAATTGGTAATAACAAAGTAAATAAAGCAATTGATATTTCTAACGTAAGTCCTATATCTCCATTGGCTTCTGCTGAACAAACAAAACAGGCTTTAGCGTTGGAAGCAGAAAATATTAAAACAGAAAAAGAATTAATTCCTCAAAGAGAAGAATTAGAAAGATTAAAACTTGTAAAAGAAAAACCTGTAAAAGTAGACGAATCAAAAGTAGATCAAAAAGCAAAATTAAACTTTGAACAATTTGCTGCACAGAATAATTTAGAAACAGGCACAAAAGAAGGAAGAAAAAAAGCGTTTAGAGAGTTTTTAAATAGTTTAAAAAAAGGAGTGCCCGGTATCTTAGGCGGTGGTATTCTTTCTCTTGCTTTTTATGATCCTGTGCAGGCAAGGGAAACTGGTGAGGGTTTTGTAGCACAAACTATAGGAGCAACAGGTGCCACTCCTCCACTCCAAGAAGAACAGGTACTAGACCCTGAAGGTTCTATGCAAAGAAAAGGTGCAGACGTTGAATACGGCATTTCTAAAGACATAGAAACAGAAAGAAAACAAAAAGAACAAGCAGAGCAGATGCAAGGAGTATTCCCTGAAGGATTCGGGGCGTAATTAATTTTAACAACCAAAAAAGGAGGTAAATATGCCACAAGGAACTTACGATAAAGGTTACATCATGGGACAAATGTCCAAACAAGGTGTGATGAACGAGGCTAGTGAAGGTTCTCTATATAGAGAAGGTTTAGACCAGATGTTACTAGGCTCTACAGACTTAAATTCCTACAATGTAGCTACCCCAAAACCAGCTGGAAACACACATATGGGTCAAGCAGGTTATATAATGGGACAGATGCAAAAACAAGGCTATCAAGGCACAGAAGGCTAATAAATGAGTGATCCAGTAGATGTATCACAGGATTTAGGAGAAGAGAATGCTCCGGGTCTTGTTGGTTACGTAAAAGAAAGACAAAGAGAAGCAGAGGACGGCAGGCTAGTGCATGAAGAACGATGGTTGAAGGCTTATAAGAACTTTAGAGGAATTTATGATTCCAGCACTCAGTATACAAACACTGAAAAGTCTAAAGTATTTGTAAAAATAACCAAAACTAAAGTATTAGCTGCCTACGGGCAAATTGTAGATATCTTATTTGCAAATAAGAAGTTTCCGTTGACTGTAGAGGCTACTCCTATACCAGAAGGCATAGCAGAGTTTGCTCACTTACAGACACCTCTAGATCAAGTTACACCAGCAGACCCTTACGGATTTAAAGGGGATGGTAGAGACTTACCACCCGGTGCTACAGAAGCTACTCAAGGTAATTTAGATTATCTAGGAGGTTTAGCACCTAAATATGAGAACGCACCAATAGCAGAAGGTAAGGCTAGAGTTGGAGAACCACAAATATCTCCTGCACAGGAAGCTGCATTACGTATGGAAAAGTTAATTCATGATCAGCTTACTAACACCAATGCTGTTACTATGTTAAGAAACTCTATATTTGAATCTGTACTGATGGGCACTGGAATTATAAAAGGCCCATTTACGTTTACAAAAACTGTACATAAATGGGAAAAACAAGAGCAGAGTAAAATTTACACACCCTATTTTAAAGACATACCAAAAATAGAATCTGTATCTTGTTGGGATTTATATACAGACCCTGTAGCTGTTAACATAGAAGATTGTGATTATGTGATACAAAGGCATAAAATGAACAGGGCACAGCTTCGAGCTCTTATGGATATGCCAATGTTTAACCCAGATGCTATCGAAACTGTTTTAACAGGTGGTGGTAACTACGTGGATAAATACTTTGAAAGCATAATAAGAGATGATGAGTATCTATCTAGAAGTTCGTATGAAAGATTTGAAGTTTTAGAATACTGGGGTGTTGCAGATTCTGCAATGATGAAACAAATAGGTATGTCAGAAGAAGAATTAGGAGATTTAGATCAAGTTCAAATAAATGCTTGGATATGTGGTAATCAAGTATTAAGAGCTGTTGTAAATCCGTTTACACCTATGAGAATACCATTTCAAGTATTTCCATATGAAATAAGCCCTTATCAAATATGGGATATTGGAGTACCTGAAAATATGGAAGATGCACAGATGTTAATGAATGGTCATGTACGAATGGCTATTGATAATTTAACACTTGCAGGTAATTTAATATTTGATGTTGATGAGACATCATTAGTTCCCGGACAGAACTACGATATATTTCCGGGTAAGATATTCAGAAGACAGTCTGGCGTTACAGGAACCGCAGTGAATGGTATTAAGTTCCCTAATACCGCTGGTGAAAACATACAAATGTATGATAAAGCTAGACAGTTAGCTGATGAAGAGACTGGTATACCCAGTATTATGCACGGACAGACAGGCGTTAGTGGTACGGGCAGAACAGCAGCTGGCCTATCAATGTTGTTAGGATCAGCTGGATTATCAATCAAGACTGTAATTAAAAACTTAGATGATCATCTTTTAAAACCACTTGGAGAATCTTTTTTCCAATGGAATATGCAGTTTAATGATAGTAACCCAGATATAGTGGGTGATTTAGAAATTAAACCAAAAGGTGTATCCTCTGTGATGCAAAAAGAAGTGCGTTCACAAAGATTAACTACTTTATTACAAACAGTAGCTAATCCTATGTTAGCACCTTTTATCAAGATACCAAACTTGTTAAAAGAATTAGCTATCTCACAGGATATAGACCCTGACAGTCTTGTTAATGATATGAACCAAGCCCAAATATATTCAACCATGTTAAAAGGAGTAATGCAAAATGTCCAAGGAGAACAACAATCAGGAAGTCCTCAAACGCCTATCCCCGGTGGTGAACAACCCACAGGTATGGGAGCCGCTACAGCAACTGCTGCAGGGCCTCAACCTACAGACCTTACAGGGGCTGGTAACGGCACAATCGGAGTTGGAGGTGTACCGGCTGCAGGGGAGAGCCAGTTTGCTGGCAATGCTCCTGAATTTGAAGAATAATTTTGATAATATGAAAAAGGAAGATAATAAAAAGAAATGAGAATAGAAGACATAGCAAATCCTTTAATTTCAGACCCTGAACAGGTAGGCACTGATAATTTTCAAAAGCTGTTTTCTGCTATTCCACAAACTGCACAACAAGTGGAAACAGATAAGCCTCAAGATTTAACTAGGACTATTTCATTAAATTTAAAGGACATAGGACAGCTAGATTATCAGGAACAACAGGATAAAAAAGATAAAGATAAACCAGACGATGCTGTGTCTACATATTTACAAACCATAGGATTAGCCGGGGGAATAGCAAAAGCACCTGTGAAGTTACAAACTGTAACTCCTAATATAGAATCTTTTAGCACTACTTCTAAACCTGTGCAAGTTGCATCTCTTAGAAGCGTAGGGGCTATGAGTCCTACTGCTGGAGTAGCAACTGGTGTTTCTGATACTGATTTGTTATCTACAGATCAATTTGAAGTTGAGTTACCAAAACCTGAGGAACCTTTAGTTGATCCTGTGGCTGCAGGTGTAGCTTCTGCAACTTTAGATTTAGCCAGCGGCCCTATAGCTGAAGAATTTATAACTGGAGGTTTGAAAAAAATAGGTATAAGTAACAAGCCTATAACTTCAGTTGGAAGTTACAATCTTCCCGGTTACGGTGTTGCTCCACCTCCTTCAAGTGGTTTTGTAGGCCCAATGCCAAAAACACCTACAAGTCCTTACGTAGCTACAACAGCTTCAGGACAGGTATTAGCTACAGGTAGTGCTGCTTTGGGTGCTATAAGTGCTGCTGATGCTTTAAAAGGAGGTATAGACAGTCCTCAAGAAGCCTTTCAATTTGGTGCTGGCACTTTAACTACTTTAGCAGGTTTACAAACAGCTGGTATAATGGGAGGCACTCAATTTGCTGCATTAATGGCAAACCCGTATATAGCAATACCTTTAGCTGCTGCCAGTATACTTATAGGAGCAGGTGTGTTTAACGGTAAAAGTAAACCTCCAATGGGTGGTGTAGAATTTAGATTAGTTGGTGATGATGGTAAACAGTATTCGAATGTACAAGAGGGACAAAATAGAAGAATAAAAGCTGTAAATCCTCATAGTTATAATGGTTTTAATTCTGGAGCATTATTGGCAAAAGCTAATAAAAATGTAGATTATTTATATGCATTTGCAGATGAATTTGGTTTGAAGATAAATGAAAGTGCTTGGTCGAATGCAGCTTTTGGCCCTAATAAATATATGCCTAGAGGTAGGGAAAAACCTTATAGAAGTGCACTTGAGAGAATAGACTCTATGGGAGATGGTTCTAGAAGTCCCGGAGAATGGCTACGACATGCGTTAGAATACGAAGGGCCAAACGGTGAAAGAATAGTAGAAGGTAATATATATAAAGGACTAAGAATAGTTAATGGACAACCTGTAAGAGCTGGCTATAGATCACAAGAAGATTTTCAAAAAGCTGTAGATAAATTTAATAAACAATTTTTTGCATAAGGAGCAAGCATGTTACAATTTTTAGGCCCGATAGCAAACATAGCAGGAACATGGTTGAAGGGTAGACAAAAGAAAGCAGAGATAAAACAAAAGCTAGAAGTAGCAAAGATAGAAGCACAAGTAAAGAGAGTGCAGAGTGATGCAAACTGGGAA